CATGAATATCCCGTCCACCTTGATCGGCTGCAGCAGCCCATCGCGCGTCAGGCGCTGCATCAGTACGCGAATTGCCGAGGTGCCGACTTTGAACTGCATGCCGACTTGGCTTGGCGCGTAGGGTTTGCCGGGCTTCATCCACGCGATCAGGATTTCCGGCGACAGGGTGCGCGTCATGCGGCGATCCTGTTCGCAGCGACAATCGACTGCTGGAGCACGTTGAACGGGATACGGGCAAGCGATTCGTCCAGACCGCCAGCAGCCTTGCGCAGCGCCGCGATCTCATCGCCGTTGAGGCCATACTTGCCTAGCCTGTCAAAACGGTCCTCAATCGCCTGCAATGCGGCTAGAGCGCCTTTCACGGCAACCGCGTCATCGTCGGTGCGGTCTGCAATGCGAACCGGCGACTGATAGTTGATCGCGTTCGCCATCGCCATCAGAATCCGCGCCAGGCGGCTTCCGGTTTCCTCGGTCGGATTGCTGACGAGCGATTCCACAGTCAGGTGGAGATCGAGCGCGAGCGGATTGCGCGTTGCCGCGGTCATCGGGACATGCAGCTTGTGCTTGTCCGGGTTGTAGCGCTTGCGCGGCTTGCGGCTGTTTGCCATTACATTTCTTCCCAATTTGTACTTGTTATGAAGGCGATCGCCTCGTCTACGCTTTCCACTACTGCCACCTGGCCGCGCCATTCGGAGTGGAATTTCTCCTCGTCCGGCGTCAGTTTTCGTGCGCTCGGCGCCTTGTTGCCGTCCTTGATCTCGATCAGCGCGTTCTTCCCCTTGTATCCAACCGCGATGTCAGGAGCGCCGCGGCCTATCGTGTGAAGATGGAGGACGCTTGCGCCGAGCTTGCGGAGCGCCTCCACGATGGCTGGCTGATTGGCGTCAACGCGGGCGAGCTTCAACGCTGCACGCCTTCCAGACGATCCGCGACCAACTTGGCGTAGCCAACGATGTCGTGCCACGAGTCGTGGTAGTCGGGATCACCATTCAGAATTCGGCCGATCTTGTGCTGCACCATCTCCAGCGCTTCGGCCTGGTCCGGTTTGAGCTGGCTCCACTTTGGCGACGCGCGCATGGCGTCCTTCAGGCGCTGCGTGATTTCCGCATGGCCGGTGAACTTGCCGTAGCGGCTGCCGCGCTCGTCCAGCGTGGCATCGATGCTGGTATTCGGCGCATCGGTTTTCCGGTTGCGCTGCCCGTTGTCCGGCGCCGGCTTGTAATCCGGCAGCGGCGGCAAGCCGTACTGCTCGCGCAACGCCTCCCGGACTTCCTTCATGTGCTTGTCGCTCATCTCTCTTCCCTCCGCTGTTGTTCCGCTTTCCACATTTCCGCTGCTGCTTCCCGTAACTGCTTAGCTGCTTCTGCGCCGCGCTTGTCGCTTACTTTCGCTAGGTAGGCTTCGGATCGGCTGCGATTCAGCCGGCGCAGGGCGAGGACATGGCGCGTTTCACATTCAAAGCGCCAAGCCTCGTCCCTTCTCACTCGGCCCTCGCCTGCATGGCTTCCTGCGCGAACCGCACCGTGATACCTGGCAGCGAGTCATCGCCTGCCTTGGCACGCTCCAGCGCCTTCTTAATCCATGCTCGGTGATCGCTTTTCGGCTTCAGCGCATCCGATGCGCCGAGCTGCTGCAGCATCTGCGCTGCCTTCTCGCGCGAGGAAGCCGTTTTTCCGGGCGCTGGCAGGGCGATCATGGGTTCGGGAATAGCAGACCACTGACCCTTCTCCATTTCGTCTTGTAGGGCCTTTTCCCACCGCGCCTTGATCTGCGTGTAGGACTGGCTTTTCAGGTCGAATGCGCCGATCTGTACCGATGCCCAAAAGATCGCCGGATGAGACCACTGGCCGACATCCCCGCGCTCACGCGCCTGCACGCCCGCGACAGCCTCGTAATAAGCAGCAGTGGCATCGACTGCCGGCCGGCACAGCTTCTTGAACTCCGGGAGGGTCGGCGGCCAATCGCGGGTTTCCAATGCCGCCAGGCCGCGCTTGATCTCGGCAGGCGTGAAGCCAGCCAACTGCTGCGACCAAAAGCCGAACAGCTTGTCTGGATCGGAACCGCCCCACTGCTCGGAAAACTTCTTCCCGTAGGTCATGAGCATGCGGTCCATGATTTCGCTGACCCACTGTTCCGGCATCGGGGTGGCTTCAGTAGGTCCTACGACTTTCAGATGTGCGCCCATATCGTCCTCGACTTGATTTGGCTGATCAGACTGCAGCTCACTCCATACGCTGCGGCTATTTCCTTCTGCGTGCGGCTGTCCTCGCGGATGGCAAGAACATCTACCTCGGATAATTTCGCTCGACCGTGGAGCGATCCAGAGACATTCACGCCACGCCCCTTCTCCCGCATGTCCTTCATGTTGTCTTTCTGTGTTCCGAGGAACAGGTGGGAAGGATTCACGCAGGACGGGTTATCGCAGCGGTGTAGAACGAGCTGGCCGCGCTTGATCGGGCCGTTGTAGGACCTGAACGCAAAGCGATGCGCGGTTTCGTTTTTGACGCCGTTGAAGAAGAATCCATATCCGTCTTCATTCTTCGATCCCATCCAGATCCAGCACCCACCAACTTCGCGCGGCGCAAGCTTCGACAGGAACAAGCTGATTCGGTAGTCAGTTGAGGTCGATGATTTTGTTGGCATTGCTGCCTCCACGGATGCGGTTGATCAGGTCTTGTTGTTGACTTTGCTTTTGCTGCCAGGCGGACTGTGGTTGCTGCTGTTTTGGTTGTTGCTGGCGGGCCTGGGGTGAGTTCAGCCAGGACTTATTGAAGCCGGCCCATGCGTTTTCGGCACAAAGCTTCACGCCATCAGCAACAGTCATGCTGGCAGCGTCGAAAGCCTTAAAGATTTTTTCGATTGCAGACATGGTTGATGGCGTGCCTTTTTCCTTGCGCACTTGCAGCCAGTCTTCTGCGGATTGCTGATCAACGCCTGCCATCAGCAGGAAGGAAAGCGGATCAAATTTCCCCGGCTTCCCTACAGATATAGATTTAGGTTCTATTCCAGGTTTAACTTCCTGGTTTGTAGCCAGATTCTGACCCCCCCCTCCGCCAGATCCTGACGGACCCCCGGTCAGATTCTGGCCCACCCCGTCAAAATTGAGCCGGTAGTGATTTGGCATTGAGACGCCATCACGGCATTCGCCGGTTATCGTGATGTAGCCGATTTCTGCCAAGTCGCGCAGATGGTTCTTGAGGGTCGAAATACCCATCGAGCATTCATTAGCAAGCAGCCTGTGCGATGGGTTGCACTGGCCGGTATGGCTGTTCGTATGATTCGCCAGCATCAGCAGCACGAGTTTTTGCCCAGGCGACTTGCATTTCAGGTCAATTGCCCATGTCATTGCTTGGAAACTCATGCCAACACCTTCTGTTTGTTTGCTATACTTATTGCGCTATCTCGTTTCATTCGATGTCCTTTCTGTTGTGCCTATGTGTGGGAATACCGGCCGGACGCTGTTGCTGCAGCTCCGGCTTTTTCATTTCCGGCTTACCTTCAGAACGCCTTCCTGTACCAATGCCAGCACGGTGCGTTCAAAGCCGCGCTGCCAGTAAAACTTCTTCTCGTCGTAGTCCAGGTTCTTGCCCTGGTCGATTTCCGCGTGACAGGCCGAGCAGGCGCGCGCGTGGAAAATGTCGTGTGCCTTGAGTGCGCCGCCCTTGCCGTATTCCTGCCAGTTCGCGTGAGCTGCTACCGTGGTTTCCGGATTGCCGTTGCAGACGCCGGGGATCTGCAGCGTGCAGTCTTTGCCGCGGGCAGATGCGAGCAGGGACGGGCTGCGGTACATCATGGGATCGTCATCAAGCCAAAGAACAGCACCCATCCCGAGTATTCGATGTGCGCATACAGACCGATCATTCCGGACGGAATAAGCAGGCAAGCAAGAAGAAAGCGCATCTGTTCTGTTGTCATTGCGCGCGCCTCCGGCAGTCAAAGCAGACATCGCCGCCCTCGATGAACCTGGCAACGCTGCGGCGCTGCTTGCACGGCCCTTTGCACTGACGCTGCGCCATGTTGAAGACGACCATGCGCGAGGTGCGCTCGCGGTATTGGTCGGCCAGCAGGCGCGGATCGTTGGTCGGGCGTTTCATCTGCCCTCCGGCTTATCGGCGAGGCCACGCCACGGCAAACGTTGATGGCTCGAATCAAGTACGCGCACAGCAGCAAGTCGTACGCTATTGCTTTGCGCGCGCCAGCGCTTACCGTCGAAATACGCGTAGCCAGGATTGCCATTAGCCATGTCCGTTTTTGAGTCATCCCGCTCATACACTCCAGCACGCGCGGGTTTGATGCTCCCAGGAAACCACTGCGTAAGCGCGCTCATACGCCCTCGCGGCAGTAGAGCTTGAACATCACCGCGGTCATCGTGGACAGCGTGCGGTGCATGTCGTTGGCGATGCGCTCCAGGTCGGCGCGCTCGCGCTTGTCGATCTCGCCGTCAGCAGTTGCGGACTTGTAGGTGGCCGAGAGCTGGCCGAGTTCGGATTGCAGATCGCAGAACTGGTCGAACAGGTCTTCGCGGCCGGTCAGCTCGACTTCCGGCAGCTTCACGAAAGAGCCGCCGCTTTCAATCGCTACTTCTTCCGCAAAGCGCGTCGTGCTGGAGAGAACCTGCATCGCCAGGCAGTCGGACACAGACACAGCCTGCCCCTTCTTCTCGTAGATGCGATTGGTCAGGCTGGATGCGCTCATTCCCAGGCCGGCAGCCATGCACTCGATACCGCCGTTCATCGCCTTGATCATGTCGAGCTGCGCTTTGCGAATACCCACTTTGTTCTCCGTTTCTTGGTGGTATTTAGTTGACGTTTAGTCCACTAAACTTGTCTCATCGGTATGACGTTGTGCAGCTTTGTGAACACGGTTTGCCGCTGTTTATTGACACGAAAGCAATTGACCTAGATCAAAAACAAGAAAAGGTCAGGAAATCCGGTTAGAATTTTGTACAGAAATCTGTGATTTCTTGGGATAAGTAGGTGCGAGATCGAGGGTGGCTTTGCGAATTGCTGGGAATTTCAGGCAAAAGTATTTCACCCAATGTTTAGGGATGTGGTTTTGCTGCCCCCAGTTGTAGACTGCGGAACTTGTCAGCCCCGTCATTCTCACAACAGAAGGCACGCCGCCCGCCGCCTCGATCAATTCTCTTGCATTCATATCTAAACAGTTTAGCCAGATGAACACAATTCCGCAACACAACAGTACAAAATTTTGCACGCAAACGTTGCTACCGTTCGTCCACCAAAAAAACAACATGAATGACGAATCAATGGCATTAGCTGACAGAATCCGAGTCGTCTTGTCCGAGATGGACGGTGATGACTACGGGAAAAAGGCGCGCTTGGCAGATATTGCGAAGTGCGGCCGCTCTGTTGTTATTCACTGGCTCACAGGCCAGGAGAAGATCAACGGGAAGCACGCCCTAAACATTGCGAACGGATTGGGATACCGTGTCGAATGGCTGATGGAAGGGAAAGGCCCGAAACGTAAGGGAGAACCAGAGGGGGATGTTTCAGAAGCTGGGGAGCCGCTTTACATGATTCATGTGACGAAACACGAGCTGGACATTCTGACTGCGTACCGAGCAGCCGATGCAATGGATAAGGCCGTGTTCGATCACTTGACACGCAGCATGAAGAAAAAGTCTTCCGAAGACCAAAAATAAAGCCGAGAGACGTTCAACCGTTTCTCGGCTTCTAAATTCTGTTCAAATGTAGCCCTTAGGCGCTCATCGGCTGCATAACTGGTAGGACAAGAACCCTATTCCGCATCGCTTCATTCGAAGCGCGCTCATACACTTTCCCATTTGGGAACATCTCCGCCATCATCTGCCCGATCTCAATGTATTTTCGGGCAGCCTCATCAGACATCGAGAAAAACGCCTCCTCAACAGAGGCGAAACCGCAATTTTCCTGCATCAATACCCCTTTCGTTGTACTCAGCCGGGGAATGCCCCCATTTCTTGTAGGGAAAATCCTACTCCCATTTTCGCTTTTTCGGAATAACAAATAGCCAACCTTGCTTTACCGTAAGGAAACAATGCAAGGTTTCTGTAACGAAACTTGCGTCCGCAGAATACAAAATTCTGTACAGAATTCAAATTCTGCTGTATTGTTTATCTACGGTTTGAAGAGTTGTGACTCTATCACCATTTGCATCTGAATATGCTGTATGTATGTACAGTGTTTACAGTAGCCCAACTTTCCGACCGGCACAAGTGTTTTCAACGGGCAGCAACCCGCACACATAGGAGGAAGTCATGCAGGACGCAGAAAAGGTCGCAGCGCTTCTTGAGCGCGTCATATCGAATCAGGTCAATCTCATCGACGGCAGCGATGCGCTCGCCATGCTGGCAGCAGTGGACACGCTGCGCGGCAACGGCTTGAAGGCCATGGAGCGCCGCAGCCTGCTGGAAGCGGAAGCCAAGCGCGAGAAGTGGCAGCGCGTCGATGTGACGATGCGCGGCCTGGCGTTCTGGCAGCTCTATGCATTCATCGAGGGCGCCAAGCAGCTCGACTGCGCGGCTGACGGCGACACCGTTCTTCGCGTCTTCTACTCCACCGACTACAGCGACGACAGGCCGCAGCTCGTGCTGCAGGAAGTCGTCTGCCCCTCCCCGCTGGTCCTGTGCGGCGAACACTGCGAACACACGATTGGTGCCTACCAGCCGATCCTAGCGGATATGTGCGAACACCTGAAGGGCGCTATCCGCGAAATGGCGGAATACGCGGTTTCGGACATCGACACGAAAATTCAGGATGTCGGCCTGCCCACCTGGACGCTGGAGGCTGCATGAGCGCCGTTACGCAGTGGTTTAGGGATGTGCAGCCATCTCACATTGGCGTCTATCAAACCGAGCAACTTGGCGAGATCTATTTCGCATTTTGGCGAGGCCGTGATTGGAGTTGGTTCACAACATCCCCACAGCGTGTCATGGAAAAGTATTCGCGGGACCTAAGCCGTTCGCACGCGAGGCTTACTTGGCGCGGTCTGGCTGAGAAACCGGAGGCCGAATGAGCGCCGCCGCCATCCGCCGCAACGCCATCGAGCGCGTTCTGCTGCCCTCCGGGGCATGGATCGACCGCCACCCTTCCGCCGCGCTGGCAATCGTCGGCGCCATGCTGCTGATCTCGGGAGCATTCTGATGAAAACGCGCATCCGCCTGTTCTGGCTGTACTACACGCGCGGCTATTGCATGTGCGCTGCCTGGCGCGAAGCTGAACGCAAGCAGCGACACGAGCGCCGGAGGCAGCATGGACTGCTCTGACGGCGCGGAATGGCGGCAGCAGCAGGAACTTGAGGAATACATGCAGTGGTTCTACCAACAAAGACACGAGGAGAAGCAACATGGAAATCAACAAGATCGCGCCGGCCTTCATCAAAGCGAAGCGCGAGTTTTCCCCCGCGCTGAAGGACAAGACGAACCCGGCCTTCCGTTCTAAGTACGCGGATCTCGGCGCCTGCCTGGAAGCCGTGGACGATGCGCTGCTGGACAACGGTATCGCGGTATATCAGGAGACGTTCGAGGACGAGTCCGGAGTGACCGTCGAAACCGTGTTCCTGCACGAGTCCGGTCAGACCATCCGCAGCGGGAAACTGCATGTGCCGGCTGCAAAGCAAGACCCGCAGGGATACGGCAGCGCCCTCACCTATGCGCGCCGCTATTCGCTCATGGCGGCATGCGGCATCGCGCCAGAAGACGATGACGGCAACGCAGCAAGTCGGCAGCCGTCGAAACTTACGCAAAGCGGTCCGCAACATTCTGACACGCCAGAACCGGATGCATCAGTCCTTGCGCAGTTCAACGCTGCGAAAGACATCCCTTCCCTCACCAAGATCATGAACGGACTGCCGCAAGCGGAAAAGGCTATGTATTCCGGCCACTTCAACGCTCGCATGTCCGAACTCAAGAAAGCGGCTTAATCATGACCGATATCACCGTTACTTGCGCCGCGTGCGGGAAGGAGTTCGTCCGGACGCGGAAGCAAGTCAACGTGGTTCTCAAGCGGTCCGGAGAGTGGAAGTGTCAGCAGTGCTCTTTAAAGGTAAGCAATGGAGCCAGGTCGAGAAAGATTGGCGACACGCGCATGTCAGCGCGGGGCTACGTGGTTGAGAAGACAGAGAGCGGTTGGATTTTTCAGCATCGGCTTGTGATGGAGCGGCATATCGGCAGGGAGCTTGCCGAGGATGAGCTTGTTCACCACAAGAATGAAGTCAAGACGGACAACCGGATTGAGAACCTTGAATTGACGACTTGGGCAGAGCATACGAAAGAGCATCACACAGGCGCAAAGCGAACTGGCGTCGCACTTGAAAACCTGCGGGAAGCATACCGCAACGCTCGCAGGAAATGATTTACCAACGGAGAAACTATGGCTTCTGTAAACAAATGCATCATCGTGGGGAATTTGGGCCGCGATCCGGAAACTCGCTACACCCAAGGCGGCGATGCCATCACTTCCATCGCGGTGGCTACCACCGACACATGGAAGGACAAGCAAACCGGCGAGAAGAAGGAACAGACCGAGTGGCACCGCATCAGCTTTTTCGGGAAGCTGGCCGAGATCGCCGGCCAGTACCTGAAGAAAGGCAGCCAAGTCTACGTCGAAGGCTCGCTGCGCACCCGCAAGTACACGGACAAGGATGGCGTCGAGAAGTACGCCACCGAGATCCGCGGTGACAGCATGCAGATGCTCGGCAGCCGTACTGAAGGCGGCAGCCAGCCGGCGCAGCGTCAGCAGCAACGCCAGGCGCCGCAGGGCGACTTTGCTGGCGAAGACATCCCATTCTGACCTGATACGGAGGCGGGCTTTGGCCCGCGACACCATGACATCAATCACCCTGTACGAAATCGCCAAAGAGTTCCGGCAGATCACCGATGTTCTGATGGACGCCGGATGCGACGAGCAGACACTGCTAGACACCCTGGAAGGCGAGCGCTGGCCGCTTGAAATTAAGGCGCAAAACTATGCGTTCGTCATCCGCAACCTGGAAGCCAGCGCCGAAGCGATCAAGGCCGCAGAGAAGCAGATGGCCGAACGCCGCAAAGCCATCGAGAACCGCGCCCGCTACATGGCTGAGCGCCTTAAGACTGGAATGGAGATTGCCGGCGTAAGCAAGCTGGAATGCCCGCACTTCGCCATCAGCATCCAGAAGAACCCGCCATCCGTCGATGTGTTCGAGCCGGCGCTTGTGCCTGCTGAGTTCATGACGCAGCCCGAGCTGCCGCCAGCCGTGCCGAACAAGGCCGCGATCAAGGATGCGATCAAGGCAGGCCGCGAGGTTCCCGGCGCGATGCTGGCTCAGGGTACCAGGCTGGCAATCAAATGACCGAGAAGCGCCTGTTCGTGCTGGCCCACCCGGAAGCCCGCCGACGCGCAGCGCAGTGCATCGCTGAAGCGCCGGCAGGGTGGAAGGTCGAGGTCAAGCCGCCGTCCCGCTCGCTCGATCAGAACGCGCTGCTGTGGCCGCTGCTGACCGAGATCGCGCACCAGGTGGACTGGTACGGGCAGAAGCTGACAGAGGACGAATGGAAGGACGTGTTCACCGCGGCGCTGAAGAAGCAGAAGGTCGTGCCGGGGCTGGATGGTGGCTTCGTGGTCTGCGGCCAGCGAACAAGCAAGATGCCAAAGGCGGTCTTTTCGGAGCTGATCGAGCTGATCTATGCCTTCGGCGCACAACATAACGTGAAATTTAAAGAGACAGCATGAGTTCAATGATTGAAGACGCAGGGATGGCGCTTACCAATGTTTGCCATGGTGCGGCAGTTTCAGGCGGCTGGTGGCACGACATCCACACTGGTGAACCGCTGGAGCGCAACGTGGGCGAGTTGCTGATGCTGATTGTCTCCGAAGTGGCAGAAGCGATGGAAGGCCACCGCAAGAACCTGATGGACGACAAACTGCCGCATCGGAAAATGCTGGAAGTGGAACTCGCAGACGCTGTTATCCGCATCTTTGACTTGGCTGGAAGTCAAGGCTTCGACTTGGGCGGCGCGATTTCTGAGAAGCTGGCCTATAACGCCGCTAGGGCAGATCACAAGCCAGAAAACCGCCGCGAGGCGAACGGGAAGAAATTCTGATGGGCGTCCGATTGGTATGGGCTACGCCGGACGCCGAGCAGCTTATCTCTGACATGGCGCGTGTGAGCAATCCGGCGAACCAAGGTCAGCCACCAGGCAAGCTGCTGGCGTACTGCGTGCGGAATCAGCACTGGTCGATATTCGAGATGGCGAGTGTCTGCCTCGAGATCGAATGCCCGCGCGACATCGCGCGGCAGATCCTGCGGCATCGTAGCCTGTCGTTTCAGGAGTTCTCGCAGCGGTATCAGTCCGTCGATGTGCTGCCCTCCCCTGCCCTGCGCGAGCTGCGGCTGCAGGATACGAAAAATCGTCAGAACTCCATATCTGTAGAGGATGTGGAACTGTCGATTTGGTGGCAGAACGCGCAGGCCGATGTGCTGGAGCAATCGCGCGAACTCTACAAGCGAGCGCTGGCGAAGGGCATCGCCAAGGAGCAGGCCCGCGCATTGTTGCCGGAAGGTCTGACGACCTCGCGCATGTACGCTTCCGGGACCGTCCGGAGCTGGATGCACTATTGCAAATTGCGCACCGAAGCAGGAACGCAGCGCGAGCATCGGGATATTGCGCAGGCAATCAGCGACCACATGGCGGAACTGCTGCCGCTGTCCTGGGCGGAGTTGCAGCATGGAGCCTGACCGCCCTACCCTGCCGCGCAATGGCTGCTATGACCGTGCGCCGCTACAAAATGAGGTTTGGGTCCGTACTGGATGGTTCGGATTTCACAGCTTCAATGACGGGACGGTGCTAAAGCAGCCGAAGTTTACCAAGATTGCCAACCCGATGACGAAGGATTGCCAGTACAGCCGCACCACGGCAGACCTGCGCTGCGATGGGTGTGTATGGCAGCAGGAGTTGGAAGCGTAAATGTGATTCACAGCAATTCAGGAATGCAGCATAATCGCATCTCCTTATTTCCTTAAATAAGGCCAATACAAAGAGGAGAAAAATGATTATCTCGTTCCTGAATCAGAAGGGCGGCGTCGGGAAATCCACACTGGCGACGAACATCGCCGCAGCGCTTGCCAAGCGCGGATCCCGAACGCTGCTGCTCGATACGGATCCGCAGGGAAGTGCGCTTGACTGGGCGGCAGTCAGGGAAGGCGAAACCCTGTTCACGACTGCAGGATTTCCGCGGCCGACGATCCACAAGGAAATCAAGTTCCTCGGCCAGGACTATGACCATGTGGTGATCGACGGCGCCGGCCGCGCAACCGATCTTTCCCGCTCGGCCATCATGGCGTCCGATCTTGTTGTTATCCCGGTTCAGCCGTCGCAGTTCGATATTTGGGCCAGCGAGGAAACGGTGAAGCTGTGCCAGGAATGCTCCGTATTTAAGGAAAGCCTTAAATATTGCTTTGCTGTAAACAGGAAAATCGCAAATACGGTTCTCGGCCGCGAGGTGCGCGAAGCCTTGGCGCAATACGCCATTCCCGTGCTGGAGACGGCCACGACGCAACGCGTGATCTACGCCGAGGCAATCATGTCTGGAGTCGCTGTGATCGAGGATGACGGGCCGGCAGCGGCAGAAATCGAAAGCCTGCTGGATGACATCCTGTCGTTCGGGGGATCCGCGCAATGAACAAGAAAGTTGCTTTCCAGAAGAAGCCAACACCACAGCAGCAGGATCCCGCGGACAAGTGGGTAGAGAACCGGAGCGCGCCGGATCCGGAGCCGGCGCCGCAAGCCGAGCCAATTGTCCGCATGACGTTCGACCTGTCGAAAAGCCTGCATCGGCGCTTTCGGAACACCTGCAACAAGCGCGACAGGAAGATGACTGACGAGCTGCGCGCATTCGTGGTGCGCTACCTGGAAGAGAACGAACACAAAGAGCCGTAAATAAGGCGAGTCGTATCTCAGCAAATAAGGAAAGAAGGCGATGTCAAAACCGAGGTGCGCAACGGCTAACCATCATCCCGCATCCCTATGGACAAGCCGGGACAACTCTGCGAGTTGCCCCACCTTGACCACAGGGAACCCTTGCGACGTAGCCCTACGGGCCTGACGCGCTTCGCTTGCCCCAGTTTGATAGAAAACCTGAAATCCAAACCCCACCCCAACAACGTGTAAACAATCTAATAAGGCAAATACCTCGCGGAAATGGCAAAAAACGTAATGCCATCATGGAGTTACATCACTTCTCGATTACGCAGCAGATTGCGCAGTACTACGCAAATTGCTGCATGGGTTTGCTGTGTGTTCCTCGCATCAAATTACGTAGTGCGTTGCTGAAATGCGTAAACGCACACATTGTATTTCGTAGTTGATGTATAATAAACGCACATCCACGCAACAGGATTCGCAATGACAAACATAACACTTCCGCCGGATGCGGATGGCCGCGGCAACAAGACTCAAGGATGGCTGCAGTCCGACAAGGACGCGCACAAGGCAATGTGGCAACTAGGCGTGAAGCATCCAAGCGCGCTGGCAGTTCTGCATTTCATGATTTCCAAGATGTCGCGCGGCACGAATGGCGTCGTCATCAGTGCGGCAGCAATGTCCAGGCAAATGGGCATCAGCGCCAGGACGGCGCAGGCCGCCGTGGCTGTGCTGCAGCAGAACAAGTTCGTGCAGATCCTGAAGTCGGGGAATGCGAACGTCTACGTCATCAACTCGAAGGTTGCTTGGCAGGGCCACAGAGGCATGCGCTACGCCTCGTTCAACGCGCAGCTCATCGTTGATGAGCAAGAGCAGGTCAAGAAGCTGGAAGACCTCGTGCATGACGCTGAGGAGCTTCTTGAGGTTCCTGTGATGGGCATGGAGCCGGAAGACGAGGAAGGCAAGACCATTGACATGGATCCGGACCAGAAAGAACTGCTAGGCGAGTGACAAGGTGAGGATTTACGGGAACGCGGCGCGCGGCCGATAAGAGGCGTTATGCAAAATATGAGAGGGATTCATGGATACCGAGAAAGCACTGTTTGAGACTTGGGTGAGAACCTACCTGCAAGACACGCCGGATTTCATAGGAGCAGTCGGCTATCTTGGCTGGTATTACTTCGGCGAGGAAGTCGAGGACATGTGGCGTGCATGGCAAGCTCGCGCCGCCATGACTATGAAGGAAAATCATGGATAACAAGAAACAAAATGCAACGCCTGCCGGTTGGAAGCTGGTGCCAACTGACATGACGGACGCCATGCGCCAAGCCGCATCAGGCTGGTCCGATCACCCGGATGCCTGCTATGCCGCTGCCTTACTCGCAGCACCGGAAGCCCTGCGCGCCGCGCCACTTCCCGAAGCGCTGCGCCAGGAGTTGGACTGGTGCATTGCGGAAGGCCATAGCGGACCGCGCACCCATGCTTGCCTTGTGGCCATTCGTGCCGCCCTCGCCGCAGCGCCGAGCGCCGCGCAGCAGCCGGTTGCCGCGCCTGACCACAAGCAATTCGCCCTGGTGATGGATCGGCACTACGAAGGGCAGGGAATCACGCTGGCTATCTGGAATGGCGAGAACTACCAGATGACGGACGGCGACTGCTACGACCGGGACGGCGACACGCTTGGAGTCTATCCGGCCGAGTTCTTGACGGACTACGAGCTGGAGCAGCGTCTCAATGCAGCGCCGAGCACTGCGCCTGGCGATGCGCAGACCGCCGAGGCCATGCGCATCCTGGCCGATCACGGCATCGGCATGTGTGATGGCGAAACCGTCTATCCGCATGAAGGCGAGGATGCGGAGCAGTACATGGGAGCGATCCGCGCCATCGTGGCACGGTTTGCCGCCGCACCAGCAGCGCCGAGCGATCCGATGGATACGCCGATTCCGTGCGATCTGACAGTTGGCGGCGTCACGATCAAACAAGGCTGCCCATTCCGCACGGTCAAGACGCGCATGGAATCGCTGAACCGTATGGCGATGGAAAACACGTTTCCAGGGTTGAAGGACAAGACGCCGGGCGAGATTAAGGCGCAGTTTGCCGCCCTCGCCGCAGCGCCGAGCGGGGCGCCCGTCCTGTGGCGTTTTATCGGCCCTGGTGGGCTGAAGAAGTGGCTCACTGATGCGCAATACCAGGCGCAGACACCGGGCGTGCGCAAGTGGTACGAGCCAATGTGCAGCAAGTGTCCGAGCGCCGCGCCTGGCGATGCGCAGCCTATAGCATGGATCGCGCTTGGCGTCCCGTCGTTGAAGCCAGCATGGATCACGATGGACAAGGAAGAACTCGACGCAGCGTGCCTTAACCCTAAGCACATCATCCCGCTGTATGCCACCGCACCAGCAGCGCCGAGCGATATAACCGAGGGGAAATGATGACTGAATCAACAAAATTGGGCGATGCGGCGATTCTGCTAATTGCTATGCAGCATGATCTCGGGTCGATGGATAAGGTTTGGCTGCCGAACAAAGCATGGCGCGATAACGTACTCGCCTTCGCGCGCGATCTGATTGATGGCGCCCTTGCCGCAGCACCGAGTGCCACGCATGGCGATGCGCAGACCGCCGAGGTGATGCGCATCCTTGCCGATCACGGCATCGGCATGTGCGACGGCGAAACCGTCTATCCGCATGAAGGCGAGGACGCGGAACAGTACATGGGAGCGATCCGCGCCATCGTGGCACGGTTTGCCGCCGCACCCGCAGCGCCGCAGCGGGAAGCCCCGCGCGCCGCGCTGCCCGAGGATGTCGATCAGCGCTTTTCGCTATTTTGCCGCGAATGCGACAAGCTGCCAGCACAATGCCGCTGCAAATGACAAATCGAATAGCCAATGCGAGATTTATTGCACCTGCAACCATAACCACTAGGCAGATAAGCCCTCTTATCCATACGACTAATTTTTGCGCGCAAGCCCGATCCCCTGGAAATCAGGGGACTTGACATGGCACGGATTCCGTGCTATACTGTTGTTACGGTGGAAGTTTGAGCCGGACAACAAGGAGATAAAAATGCAAGCAACTTGGTACGACGAGAAGTGGGCAAAGGATGTCCCCGGCCCGGTGATGAATGAAACGCTCGACAACATCCAGCGCGACGACGGACGCGCCCCGACCTTGGCAGAGGCGGTCAAGGAAGCGCACTACGTCCTGAGCCTGTACAACGAAGGCGGCACTATGGCGAGCGACGAACTGGCAGGCGAATGCGGCCCGGAAGCGCAGAAAGCGGCCAAAGCGGAAGTGCGCAAGCTGCGGGCCTTCATCAAGAAGTATTCACAGTGACGCACCCGACCGAAGAGGAAATCCGGCAGGCCCGCGAAGATGCGGGTTTGTCGCAGCCTGCCGCAGCCGCCTTGATCTACAGCACGAAACGCACTTGGCAGGATTGGGAAGCCGGGATCGCCAAGATGCACCCCGGCCTATGGGAACTGTTCCTGCTTAAAAGCAAGAAGGTTCCATAATATCCATTATGAAAAATACAAGATGAAGAAACTGTTCACACTTGCGGCAGTGCTCAAACAGGAAAACCGAAGCGGTTTCGAGATCGGCTTGTCGCAAGGGTATCGCTTCACGGAAACCGAGGATGAAGCCATTGGCAGCTTCGTGGCGAATTGCTTGGAGACACGACCGGGATTCGCCCTGATGCAAGTTATTGCGCTGGAAGTGCGTCCGGAAGAAGTTGCGAAAGTAGCGGCAGAGCAATCTGCCAACGTCGCATAACCGGGGTTCTGTCGAATAGCCAAGGGGAAATGATGAGCACAGTAACACAGTGGTTTCCAGCAAAACAAAATCCAGCGCGCAAGGGTGTCTATGAGCGCAAACATCCAATTACCGACATGCGGATTTTTGCATACTGGACTGGGCGGCATTGGCTGAACTGGTCGAAGGATGCGGAAGTAGCCGCCTCAACCGGCTGGCTTTGGGAGAACGTGGAAAGCGGCAGCTTTTACATCTCGGAGTACAAAGACCTCGCATGGCGCGGCCTGGTACGTGACGCGTAATCATGTTTATGTCTACTATGCAACGTTTCTATGGAAATTATCCTGCTACATAATTTCCATAGCGCTGCTTCAGGTAATGCAACGGCACAAAACACTCGTCAAAACTCCCATCCTCGACGTTGTGCAGCATGACAATTCCATGCCAGTGTTTGTTTCCCTGCGGGCCTAGATAGCTTTCCTCATGTTCGTAGCAGCTCCCGGCGATGATGGCAGTAATCGGGCGCCCGTCCGCACGGAACGCTGATGCGCTCTGCCGTCCCTGCTGGTGGCCCGCCAGACAGGACATGTGCTTCTTATTCAGCATCGCCTGCGCGCTTGATGCCGGTCGCCCCATTGCTCCAGTCGTGAAGTAGTGCGAGAACGCTACCCCTTCGATCACGACCACGGACAGGAACGGGTGTACTTCCCACCCATATTCCCGGTAGCGCAGATCATCAATTCCGATGGCACCGTCAAGCATCGGCTCATCGTTGATCGTCCGCGAAATCCTGTCCTCGTGGTTTCCGAGGGTGAGAACTCGCCGCGGCAGGTATTGAGACTTCCTGTTCTTCGCGCGCATCGCGTTGTACTCGTTCATCGGCTCCAGAAGCGCTTCCATCGCCTGGCGCGCCGCCTGGATGTCTGCTCGATACCGCCGCCCTTCAAACGAGCGCTTGCCCTTGTCGTAGCTGCTCAAGGATTCCATGTCTGCGAAGTCGCCGGCATGCACAATCACATCCGGTTTCTTCGCCACGATGTACCGCCCTATGCACCTCAGGAACTCAAAGTCTTGCCCTGGCTTTGCCTGTGTATCAGGTATGAAAAGCAGCTTCAATATGAGTCACCCCATTTCACGAAACCGTTAAACAGCGGAGGCGGCAGCAGCTTGTGCCGAGGATTGAGCGGGCAATAGGAGATCAGGCGCCGGCCACGGTGCAGGTAGAGGAAATGCGGGAATGCACCGTGCCGGCTGCGACGCATGACTAGATAGCCAGCGTCGCCCTTCTTTGCCCGCCGCAGATAAAGCCGTATGGCGAACAGCAGGCAGTTGGAGCGCATGACATTAACTGGCAACGCCCTTGATTTTTTCTACGGTCCTCAGCCCTCCAAGCCCCAACATGCCGAGCAGGACCGGCATCATTTCCGAGACATCAGCCGGCGACACGTTGATCGGATGGCCGAGATAGGCCGCGATGAACCTTGCTATCGGCAGGCCGATCCAGTTCCATGCGCAGCCGAAGCCGCAGATATAGCCAATCATTGGGCGCCAGGAAGACGCGAAGGCATTGCCGCTCGCCGCTTCAGCCTTGTTGGTATCCATCTGCCCTTGCACGAGCTGCAGCGCCGCAGCAAGTTGCGCCTGTTCCTGAGCGCTCTTATCTGGCCAGATGGTAGAGACAACAGTTTTTGCCAGGTCGAGGCCGGCAGTCACGGGATCAAGTGCCATGTCATATCCTTGATAGATTGTCCGCAATGCGCCGCGCCCACCCACAGCCAAAAACCGGCCACGTTTTCAGGTCTGTCATCATGCGAAGGCGCGCAGCGTTGAAGTGGGCAAGCAGTCGCAGCGCATCCATTGCAGTGGCCGCAGCGATGGTCTTGGGGCCGATTGCGCCGTCTTGCGTAGTGCCGACAGCGCCCTGCAGGCAGCGGATCGCGGCGACAGGGCCGCTGTTTACAGCCATGTCGAACACATCGAAGCGGATAGCATCGGGAAGCTGATCGCATCCAGCCGGCTGCCAGTAGCGCTCGGCATACAAAGCCTTGGCACGGGCAAGCGTCATTCCCTTGATGTCCTCAAGGGGGAATGCCCGCTTGCTGATGCCAAACTTCGTTTCGCCGCCAGGATCAGCGGGATTGTTCACATACCCGTCTTCATGGCCAATCAGAAGCTCAAAAGCGTCATCAAACGTCATTCGCGCCCCTCCTGCATCCGCGCCAAAACCTCCTGCATGGCCTTGGTATGCGCCTGGTTATTGCGAACATGCGTCAACTGCTCGTTGATCTTTTCCAGCGTGTCAAAGATGCGGCTGAACGTCTTTTCCAGTTCTACGCGCGGCACATACGACTCGACCAGCTTCACGTTCAACTGCGTGATCTGCTCCTGCTGCGAGCGGACCATGCCCCATATCGTGTTGACCCACCAGGCGACGCCGGCCCCGACCACACCAAACAGCGCATTGACTACCTGTTGCGTTTCCATGCTGCCCCTTTGAATAGGCGTAAAAAAACCCGCCGAAGCGGGCGCGTTGAGCGGCAGCAGGATCAGACGCGGATCGCAGCAGCAGCGGTGAACAGGTCATCTATCTGCGCATCCGTCAGGCCAAGCGCAGCAGACAGCGCAGCAACGGTCGGGCTGGTGCGCTCGATGGCAGTCGCCTGCGCCCAAGCGATCTGCGTCACGATGTCGGCGGAAGCGACTGCGGCTTCTACCTTGTCCAGCAGGCTGGCGTTGTGCAGCGCGATGCGGGCTTGTGCGGGAGAGATGCTGGACGGGATGACGGGAGCAGCAGCAGCAGGCACCGAAAATACGCCGCCCGCGTATGCCCACCCCTGCGCGACTTCAGGCGCGGCGCTGGCATCAACGATGGTTGTTGCGATTTCAGCCGGAAACCGCTCTGCAATCGCGTACTCTTTGCCCTCGGCATCGAAGAGCGCAGGGATCAGTTCGGCCACGAGGCCGTTTTCTATGCGTGCGTATGTTTTCATGGTTAGGCGTATTCGTAGACGATGATCAATCCGGCATTGCCCGCTTTACCGGGAATCGCTGCGGACGAGATATTGTTATAAACACCGTTGCCACCCTGGCCGCACGTCGTACCCGGCATTGCAGAAGGCGGCGCGCTCAAGCCCGTGGCAAACCCGACCGCAGGCTGCAGCGCATTGTTCGGCTGCGCGCCGACACTCGTTTCTAAAAATCCAGAGCCGGTCGGATAGCTTGGCACCACTGGACCGCCAGGACCGGCCAGGCCGGTCGAGGCTGCGCCGTAGACGGACCCATTGCCGCCCTGGCAGCTCACCAGCGAGCCGAAACTGCTTGTTCCGCCGTTGCCGCCGTTGCCGCCAGCCGCGCCAGCCGCGCCAGCCGCGCCTACCGTAACCGCGACGCCAGAAAACCCGCTCGTAAAATAGCATTTTGCGTATGCGCCGGAGGAGCCGGCAGGCGACACACCCGAGGAGTTGGACGCCGTTGCGGCAACTCCTCCCGATCCACCGCCGCCGCCGACGATTTCGGTAATGATGGATTTCGTTCCTGCGGTAGGCGTATAAGTGCCGCTTGCCGTGAACACCTGAACATTCAGTAGCCGCCCCGGCGTGTTCGCGTTAACCCATGCGGTAGTCGGCACTTTCGTTGAACTGTCAGCCGATGCCGGCGCGGTTGATAGCGTCGCAGATGCCGCGGCAAGCGCGCCGGTAAGCGTTGCCGAGGATGCGGCCAGCGCGTTGACGTTGTTCAGGTTCTGGCCATTCCAGTCCATCGCCGCGCTCGGCTTGCCCTGCCCATCGCGTGTGATACAGTTCGACAGAGCCGAGGCGATGTCGTTGGCGTCGGCGTCCATCCTGTCGGCGCGGATGTTGATGCTGTTCGCGGCATCGTTCGTCCACGAATAACTTCTTGAAAAAGTACCGCTGCCGTTATAAGGCATCGCAACTCCTAAAAAGAAAAAGCCGCGGGGAGGCGGCTTGTATGAACCACAATCTGTTCTGGGCTGTGCTGCTGCGCCCGTTCTTCGTGTTTGCGCTCGCAGTCGTCGTCCTCTATCCAGCGAGGCGAGCAGTGCAGAAGCACATGAGAGATGGGAAGCTCAAACGATTACTGCTGCGCCGGATTAACTGATGGCGCCATGATCTGCCCTGCTGCAATGCCGGCTGGCGTGCCCATGCGCAGTAGCGCTTGAGCCAGCCTGTCGGCCAGTCCTGGAACCTGTGCGCGCTGAAGTGCCGCCGCCGTGGCTTCCGGGGACAGTAGCGTATTCCCTAGGCTGGTCATGATCTGCGGTTCCGCCAAGGATGCCGCCCACTGAGCCGGCCGTGTGATCGTGCGCAGAAGCGTGTTCGCTGCCATACCTTCCGGCATGCCGAGCGGTCCCATGACGCTCTTGATGATGTTCTGCGACGCGATGTTCTGCGCCGTGTCGGAACCAGGGGCGCGGGCAAGCTCAGTTGCCATCTGGCTGCGCGCCAGATCCTTGCCGAGATTGTCCAGCATGGACAACTGCTCCGGCTCCATCACATTTGCCATCGTCGCGCTAGGGCGATCCAGAACGCGCGCCGCCATCGCGTCGCCGTCTCGCAGCGCCTGTGCAAACTGCGTCGCCTTCAGATTCTTGGTTGCGCCGAAGTCGTTGATGGCAGGGATAAGCTTGTTAGCCAGCGCGCTGCCGATGTCCATCTGATTGATGGGCCGGCTCAATTCCGCGAACTTGGCATCGGCCTGCGCATATGCCGGATTGTTCTGCTGTAGCCATTGCGTCAGCGCCGAACGCGTATCCTTGATTGCGCCCTGCTCATGCGCACCAATGCCTGCTGCCTGCGGCGTATTCAGGATGTCGTCCAAGCCCATCTTCAGGTACTGCAAGCCCTTGCCGGTGTACTGCTCCGGCATGTTTTCACCTGCTGCTGGCAGTTGGATCGGCGTTCCAGCTTCCTGCGCGAGACGCTGCGCCCTTCCCATCGCAGACTGCATCGATGGACGGGAAAGCAGCGTGTTCAGGGTGTCGTCTGCTGGCAGAACAGCAGATTCAGCCTGCTGGTAGAGCGGACGGCTTGCCGCAGTTCTTGCATCCACTGCAGCCTGTCGCGCGAGATCATCGCCCGCAATGCCGCGGATAGCGGCCACACGGGCGGCATTTTGTGCCGCTGCGCGCTCTGCAAACGCCTGGTTGACGCCGGGACTCATCTGCTGGACTTGCTTGCTCAATTGAGCGATGCCGGTATTGCCAGCAGCCTCCGCCGCAGTCGGCAGAGATCCGGCGATGTACTGCCCGCCATTCACCGTCAGGTTGCGCAGCGTATCAGGGACATTCGGCGTGAAGCGACGGATTAGATCCGCCTCGATGGCCTGCCGCCCCTTCTCGAAAAAAGGCTGTGCGGCTGCCTTGACGCCGCCAAGCGTCGCACCTGCTACGCGCCCTGCGACGTTTCCGCCGACGCCAGCAATGCCGCCTGTTGCGACGTTCCCGGCGAAATCTCCAGCACTCGTTGCCGGCTGCAGCGCGCCCGTCGCTGCGCCATAAGCAAGCGCGCCGCGCAAGGTGGCAGCACCAGGCAGCAGCGCAACAGGCGCCGTGGAAACAATGTCGCCGGCAACATTGCCGGCGTTGCCCGCTTTGGTTGCCATCAGGTCGGCATCGAGGCGCTGCGCTTCCTTAATGTCATCGGTGGACACCATGCCGAGCTTTTGCCCGACGCCGCGGCCAAGGTCAACGAACGACTTCCCCATCCCCGCCAGGAAGTTGTTCACGTTCGGAGAAAGCTCAATGCCGGTATCAAATGGGCCGAAGTGCAGCGTATCGCCGTATTCGGTTGGCTTCTTGATGTGCTGATAGGAAGCCGACTGCAGACGATCCTCCCAATTGCTCGATTTCTTCGCGTCTTTGACGACAGGGCTGGCAGCCAGCCGGTCTTCCCAGTTATCAGCCATATCAGTTCAGGATTCCCATTTGGCGAGCTTGCTTTGCCTTTTGCAGCAGTTGCCCGCGCTCGGATGCGGGAACCAGGCTCAGGATGCGTGTGCGCTCCTTGTCGTCGGCTGCATGCTCCAACTGCCACAGGCGCGGATCACGGAACGTCGCCAGCTTCGTTTCTGTGTCGGCGTACTGCTGCGAAGACACTTGATTCGGATTCGGCAGCGCCTTGTCGTGTGCCATCATCATCCGGTTGTAGGCGATCAGCTCCTGTGCGGCTTCCTTCAATGCAGGTGCATTCATCGTGTCTACGTTCGGGTTCGATGCTTCCAGCAGAGATTGCAGCGCATCCGAGCCGCCGCCCTGTGCGCCCATGCGCTGCGAGCCAACCAGCATGCCGAGGTTCTTCGACATGATCTGATAGTTCTGCACCTTGTCGGGCGACACTGGCAGGCCCATCGTCTGCAGCACGCCAGCAACGAAGTTGGCACGACTTGCGCCCTTGCCGACAATAGCCTTGTCAGCCAACTGCTCAATGCTTTGCAGCAGGCCGATATTGCGAGGTGCAGACTCGGTTGCAAACTTGTGCGTTTCGCTCCAGTTGTCCACTGCATTGCCGGCAGTCTTGTTCGCCGTGGTTTCGGCGCCAAGCGGAGGAGCAGCAGCGATGCCGCTCTGGCCGGTAGCCTGTTCGCCACCAGCAGTCGCGTTTAAGTCAACTGGGCCGACGATGCGGCGACCGTTCGGAAGTTGCACATTTAGGTTGAACTTCCCGTTGCCAGACATTGCATCCTTCAGGATCGCATCCCGCATTGGAGGAGCAAGTTGGTCGAGCAGATCCTGCCCGACATAGCGCGATGCCTGCGCGCTGCCGCTACCAGCCCCCACAATATCCGTGATAGGGCGAAGCTCGTACTGGTTAGCTCTCTGGTTGAAGACCTTTTCAAGCTTGTAGGAAGCATTTGCCTTTGCCGTGGCTGCCGCCTTACCGGCCACAGCTTCAGGGCCGCCCGGAATCGGCTGAATGCTGATCGAGCCGTCCGGGCCGCGCACCGGCTGATAGCCTTCGGGGACCTGCGGGAAGAACTCGCTAGTGCCATCCGGCCTGACCGCAGTAGAGCCGCCTCGCATCTGCGTCGGTGCGATGTAACCTGCCTTCTGCACGACAGAATTTAGCGCCTGATTCCATGCCGGCGAACCCTGCTGAATACCGGCCGCAGCCAGACTTTTCATCACATCGGTCGGCTCTAGTGCTTTCGCATTAGCCTGCATCTGCGTCTCGACAATCTTGCCGAACGCGCCAGTTGGATTCTGGAAGTAGTTGGCGAGCAGAGAAGGATTGATGCCCTTGAACAGCGGATTGCCGCCCTGCGCCGGCTGTACCGAGCCTGATGCCGGCATGACGGGTGCAGACTGCACAGGCGATGTATCCGCAGCGGAAGGAGCGGGAGCCTGAGAACTGCCCATTGCAGGAGCGCCGCCGATCAATGCCTGCGCAAGCGCCGTCTGCGTGTCGTTGTATGACTTTGCCAGCGCAAGCTGCTTGGTATCCAGATCCTTTTGCTGCTGCGAGCCGGACAGACCTTCTGCGAGCTTTGCCGCCATCTGCATGAATGACGGGGGAACGTAATAGCCGCTGATCATCTGGCCTTGTGGGGCGGCCATCGAATCCTTCTGCAGCATCGCCGCCAGGTCGCGCTGCCGCTGAATCGCGGCCTGCTGAACCTGCAGCTCATACGGATTGGTAGGTGCGGGAAAGTCTGCCATATTTCCTTCCTTAGCCGCGCAGAGCCGCGGCAAGTCGCAGCAGGTTCTGCGAGTTGTTCATCTCATTGTTTTGCGACGGGTCGGCAGATTGCGGCATGCCGAATGTCGGCATCTGCAGCATCTGGGCGAGTTGCTGCTGCTGCGCCGGCTGCTGCGCCTGCATCGTGCTGGAGAATGCCGGGGCTGCGCTTCCGCCGTGGCTGCTGCTGGCATAGGGCGAGCCGCCCGCCGAAACCTGGCCGCTGCCGACAGGGCCGGCGCCGCTGTTCAGTGCGCCATAGCCCTTTGCCGCCATCTGCGCGAGCTTCAGCCAGTCAGGCGAGGATGAGGCGGGCAAGCCTGCAGCATCCATCTGCGCGAAGCCAGACACATCGCCGCCCGTGCCGTAGGCTGCCGCATCCGGTGCGACCGCCGCAGCGCCACTTCCTGCGCCGCTGCCTGCCGCGTCCATCGCGTAGTAGTCAGCGACATCGCCGCCAGCCGTAGAAGCGCCCGCAGCCGTTCCACCTGCCGCAGCGCCGTCTGCTGCGCCTTCGCCTGCTGCCGCCGCACCAGCGCCTGAGCCGGATTCCGCAGCCAGGCCAGCGCCGCCGATGTAGGCCAGCGCCGCCGCCGTAATGTACGGCATCGCGTTGCCAAGCTCCGCGCCCCAACCGCTGTTGAAGTCGGTGCGCTGGAAGGCTGAAACGCCATCTCCGTTCTGCTCCAGGCGATTGTTGTACGCCCCATCGCCATCCGCAGTCTGCCCGGCGTACTGGTTGAATGCCTGATGATCCCCGAGGACAGGAGTCCACAGCCCGTTGTATCCGTCGATGGAATACTGCGCGCCCGGGACATCGCCCCAATTGCTCCAGTTGAAGCCGGAGCTTCCGCCATCTCCATTGCCGGTAGCGCCATTTCCAACCCCTTGCGCCTGCAGATCCGCCAAGGACAAGCCATTCGGGTTCAGGAACGGATGATCAGCAAGAATCTGCTGTTCTGCAGCATTAATCGCATCCTGATTCGTCACATGGGCATGTGACATCAGGTCGGCCCAAGTGCTGTACAGGTTATCCATTTAGCCCCCGCCGCTCGTCGCCCAGTCCCACACGCCCTTGACTGCGCTTGGGTTCTGCAGAGCCGTATTGCCGAGGCTGAATAGCCCGTTGTACAGATTGGCGTTGCTCGCGTTCTGTGCGTTCGCTTGGCCGAGCTGGCCTTGATATGCCTGGTTCGCAGCGTTCAGCCAATCAACGTTGCCGATGTTGGTCGCAGTCGTTCCCTGGAAGGTCGGCATCGTGTAGCTGCCGGCACCCTTGACCGCGTTCAGACCGTTCAGATTGCCAGCGAACAGGGCATTGTTCTCGTTCACACCTTCCTGACGCGCCGACATGCCTAGGTTGAACAGGCGCGACTGCTCAGCGCCACCCGCCTGAATCGCCCGATCCCGCGCATCGCCGTAGGCTGCCTGTTTCTGCAACGCGAAATTGTTCTGCGCGCGGTTCCAAGCGTCGGAACCTTCCATGATGCCCTTGTTCGCCAGTTGCGAGTCCAGGTCCGACTGCCCCTGCTGGAACTGCGGATCAAGGTATTGCGTCTGCTGGCCGTAGACCGCATCGCGCGTTGCGTTCAGATCCGACTGGCTGGCAGATGGCATGCCCGGCACGTTGTTGTAGTTCAGGCCGCCAATCATGCCATTGGCGTAGTTCTGGATGCCCTGGCTGATATTAGTCGAGCCATTGAACAGCGCCTGCTGCTGCGGGTTCAGCGTCGTGTTGACGCTGCTGGTTCCGTCAGGGTTGTAGGTCGTGGTCCGGCTGCCGAACGGGTTGTATTGGTTCGGGTTATTGAGCTGCGACTGCTGCTGCGCAAGCCCGCTGTTGTATTGCGCCTGCTGCTGCGCAAGCGTCATGTAATCCGGAACGGTTGGGTAACTTGCCATGTTTGCTCCTAGAGGATGCCGCCGCGCTCATACACAAAGTCGGTGCTTTGCAGGATCACGGTTTGATTCTTCGTCGTGCCGCGCATGCGCAGCGTCGCCGCGTAGCCGATGCCGTTGACCGATTGCCAGTTAGCCCGAAGCGCGGTGCCGCTCTGCCAGCTCGACGTATTCCAGGGCGCGGTATTCCACTGCGCCGCGCCGCCCTGCGAGAGGGCTGGAGCGGATTGCGGCGGCTTGTCCTGGAAGTCGGTATTCAGGTCGATCAGCAGGTTCAGCGTGCCGTCTACCTGCATCAGCGGCCGCACCATCGTGAAGCGCTTCTGTGCGCGCGAGCCAAAGTAGGAAAACGCCGGCTTGATGTCGAACGTGATCGCGCTGGTGTCGTCAATGTTGCCGTGATCGGCCCAGGCGACATAACCGCTGCCACCGAACATCAGTTGATCCCCGAAGTTCTCGAAGCAGTAGGCGTTCCAGCCGGTGAACCGACACCAGGCGCCGGTAATCGTGTTCATCACATACTGGTAGGTCGATGAACTCGCCGGCACGTTGATGATCAGCTTGTTCCCTATGGGATACAGGTGGATTTGCCAGCCCGTGTTCGCCGCATAGGTCGCCACATCGCTATTCGCAAGCTGCCCGATCTTGTTCGACACCGCATCGGAAGTCTGCGTGCGGTCGGTCAGCAGCGCCTTGGACAGCGGAAAAAACCCGTCTGCGCAGACAATGATTACATCCGAGCCGACGCGGCAGAACGAGCGGTTATCCACCGGGCGCCCGATGCGGAACGTTCCCTGCTTCTGCCAGGCGCTCGCGCTGCTCGGATCGGTCCCGACATACATCACGATTTCGCCTTCGGACGAGACGAAGCAGGCATACTCCTGCACGCCCGAGGCGTTATCAATCGTCCATGTGACCATCGACACGAGGTAGCCGCCGAGCTTGAACAGCGGCGACAGGTCGATGCTGGAGGCAGCGCCCGCAATGGACGACACCGGCAGATACCATACGCGGAAGCTGGATCGCTCCACGAACCATACCCGCGACGCGTACAGGCCGACATTGGAAAACAGCGTCGAGGTTACGCCAGTGATAGCCGGCGAGCTGGCCGCGTCAATAGCCGTCCAGGTCGAGCCGTTGTAGAGCAGTGGCTTGTCTACGCCATTGACCGCATACAGGAACTGCCCGCCTGCGGTGCCTACATTGACGTATTTCCAGCGCGAGTTCGTCAGCCCGGTGACGACAGGCGAGCCGACTGCGCCGCTGGTCGTTACATCGTAGATACTGCCATTCGAGATGGCGAACAGCTTGCGGCCGGCGCCCGTGGCATACGTCATCAGCGTATCGACCGTGGACGGCAAGCCCGTCGCCCACTTCGTGTAGCCGTTGCGCACCCGGACATCCGAAGTCTCGGGGAATACGTTGTCGAGGATCAGCGCATCGGTCGGCTTCATCGCGGCGATTGCATCGCGTGCGTTCAAGCCGCCAATCGGCGCCGGCAGGGAGGAGGCGGAGACAACTGCCTTTCTAGCGATGCCCATCATTGCCCGAATCCCGTGTCAGGCACGTTCGCGCTCGACAGCAGCCCAATGCCGCGCGACTGCGCATTCAGCGGCAGGCGGCGAGCCGATCCGGCACGCGACAGCGCACGTTCCAGCGCAGCCTTGTAGTCGGTGAACTCCTGCGCATAGTCCAGACCTTTCGCGCGCAGGAATCGCCATTTGATCGACAGCACCATCAGGTTATCCGGCAGCAGGAAGGTATCGGTATCGGCCAGGAACTGCGTCTGCGTGCCGGATGCGCCTTGGATGAACGCATTGCTGTAATACTCGAAGGCGATGGTCTGCGACGAGGACGGCACGGGATCGAACACGATGTTGCCGCCGAAGATGCGGTAGCGCGTGCGCGGACCAGTCGGGGAAATGCCCGACTTCAGCACCTGCCATTCCTGCGCTTCGAGCGGGCCGAGCAATTGCCAGCGATACGACCGGCTCCATTCGGTATCCGGGATCAGGTATTGCAGATCGGTCGGGAAGGGATAGGTATCCTGTCCGCTGTTCAGCGTCAGCACGTACTCTTTGCGCAGTTGCGGCCAGCCGCCCCACGATCCCGCCTGGCCGGCGATGTCTTCGGCGGAACGGTTCGCCAGGGCGAGCAACTGAACAGCGGTGTTGTCGGTATTGGAGACGAGGAAAGCCGGCTGCGTAATGCCAATTTCGGCCACAGCCTGCTGAACCATAGCCAACAGCGTCTGCTTTCCCGTAGTGGTGATGGAGACAGTCATGCGAAGGGCATCCCGGTGAATTGTTGGTTTGCCCTTCGCATTGCCTCATGCGTGGAGGGTCGTTGCTGTGTTACTCGGCGTCTTTGCCGCGGCGCTTCGGTGCTTCGCGCAGCGCAGCCAGGTCGGCTTTCAGCGCCTCGATCTGCGCGGTGAGCTGGCTCACGATTGAGGAATCGTTCGCCGCGGCCAGCCAGGACTTTGCCCTTTCGCGGTAGTCGCGGGCGCCGAGCCAGGTCAGATTGCCATCAGCGACATTCGCCAGTTGCTCGACCGTGTGAATGCCGATCCCTTTCAGGGACAGCGCTTCCGATTTCGTCAGGAACGGCCATTCGGTAATCGGCGTTCCGGACTGCACTTGCTCGCCCTGCCGCTCGAATACAGCCCATTGATGCGAGAAGCGCTGCTTGTCGGTATCGGAAACCGGGCGATCCACCACTTTGGTTTTATCGCCAGGGAACATGATTCGGATGAATGGCATGTCGCGGTAGATTGGCCGGCCTTCTCTCTCGCTTTCCGCTTCCATGCGGACGGCTTCCAGCCTGAACTCGACATAGCATTCTTTGTCGTCGCCGTGCGTCACATGGAGCTGATTTCCGCTTTTGTGTACTGTGGCTTCTGCGAACATTGATTTCCTCTAGGTGGAATGAAAAAGGGGCGCCGAAGCGCCCCCTTGGGTGGGTGAGACTGATTACACCGATGCGGCCGAGAACCAGCCGTAATCGCCAGTACTCATCGCAGTGGACGGCGAGGTGTAGCTGCCGCCAGTTGCCGATGCAGCGAAGGTCGAGGTATTCACCGTGCAGGTAGTGGTCGATGCCGAGATGGCGCCCGAGGCTTGCGCGAACACGTAGCGCTTGCCATCGTTGGCCCACACCTGGAAGCCCACCTTGTGCGGGGTGAACAGCACGCCAGATCCGAGAACGCCAATCGACGCGGACGGATAGACGGCGTTCACATCGACGCCGATTACCGGATTGATTGCTTGAGTTGCCATGTTTTTCCCTTTCGATTAAGCGACGAGAACGCCCTGCAGGAAGCCGTTCGACAGCGTCATGTTGCCCGCGAAGCCGACCAGACGCACCATCGCGTCCTGGTTGACCGCGAAGCGCTCGTCGCCCAGCGGGGTGAAGAAGCGGTCAGCGTGCGGACGGAAGTACAGGTAATCCGTGTTCAGCATGTACATGCAGTTCGTCGGAGCGCCGCCGCCGTAGCCGCCATCCAACACAACGTCCGCCCCCATATATTTCAGGGTCTGGAAGCCGGCCGAAGCGGTATCCGCATCCGCGAAACGCTGGTTCGCCTGCAGAGATTCCAGGTACAGGCGGTAGAAGTTGTTGTCGGCCACGATCAGGTCCGGAGCATCGGCGCCGCGAACGAGCTGCAGATACAGCTTGTTCATGTACGACTGGATGTTCTGGCTGGTCACCGCAGCGCCGCCGTCGGTCACACCGGAGAACTTCTTGTTACGCCAGAAGCTGCCGATGGTGGTCGAACGGTCGATGCCGCCGACGACGCCGGTAGACGGGTTGGACGACACCAGCAGTTGCAGGCCGCCGATCTGACGGCCGCCATCCGCGGTGCCGTCGCTGTAGCAGTCCAGCGCGATGTTGTTGACCAGGGTGCGCTCGGCGTTGGCGATGCGCGATTCCAGCAGGTCGATGATCGCTGCTTCGCCGCTGTTCTGCAGCATTTCCAGGCCGGAGATCGAGACAGCCACGGCAGCCTGAGCGTAGTTGAACTCGGCGCCGGTGAACACGTCGCTCGGCGAGATGTTCAGGGTTTCGTAGCCGCTGTAACGCTTGTAGGTGCCGTTTTCAGCGTATTCGAGTTCCTGCACGATGGTGCGACCGCCGGAGACGGGCTTCACTTTGCCCTTCTTCTTGATGCGGTTCAGCAGTGCATTGTTTTTGGTAACGTTGTCCTGCAGCTTGCCGGAGCGATTGCGCAGGGTCGTGGTGACGATTTCGGTCAGAGTGCTAGACGGGTTTGCCATGAATGGCTCCTAAGATAAAAGTTAAACTCGTTTTGCGGCGAATTGCGCCGCCAGTTCGTCCCGCAGCGATCTCATGCCGGCTTTCGGATCGATCGATTGACCGATACCGGGGGAGCCAACTACAGAACCTGCTGCTCGACGTGCTGCATCAGCTTTGGCTTTCATCTCGGCTGCCCGCTGCGCCTCTGCCGCTTTTTGCTGCTCGGTCAGGAGGGTGGAGCGAATGTCAGGCCGTGCCCAAACTGCCTGGTCATAGGCGTCTTGCAGATCCTTGGCCTGCCCAGCCTGGAGCAGCGCGGCCATGTGGCCTTTTACGTGCTCGAAATGGACATTCTTCGGATCGGCGGCAAACGCGTCGATCATGCTTTGCGTCTGAGCTTGTTGCTGCTGCTGTGCCATGTACTGCTGTTGCCGCTGTTGTTCTTCAAAAGCGGCGACTTTCTGCTGCAAGGTTTGCAGGGTCGGATCGACATGCGGCTGCTCGGTGAACAGCGCCTGCGGATCGATGCCCACTTGCTGGATCAGTTGCCTGATCGCTTGTGTCTTGGTTGCTGGATCGCCCGCAAACAGCACGCGCGAGGTTTCCAGCATGTTCTTCACCACTGCCATCGGGTTTCCGCCCTGCTGCGAGATCAGTGGCATGTACGGGTCGATGACGGTCTTCATCGCCTTGGCAAACTGGCGTTCACCGTCCTGGCGCGTGAATTCGCGGTGGATGTCCGCTTCGCGCCTGGCGATCTCTGCCTGCACGCTGGCCGGGACTTTCTCCCATTCGGCCTTGGCTGCAGCGGAGAAGCTGTTCGGTGCCAGGGTCGGCCGGTTCGGCTTTTCCTCTGCCGGCTGCTCGGGCTTGATTTCCTGCACCTTGCCGGTTTCCGCTGCCGGCTCGGTCTTTTCCTGCTTGACTGGCTCGGGAGTGTCTACCGGCTCGGTCTTTGCGAACCTGCCGGCTTCATCGCGGGTGCGGACTTCCTTCGCCGCGCTCTCGATGGCATCCCGCAGACTGCTGGACTCCTCGACTACCGGAGTGTCAATCTGTTGCTCGATTTCTTCCATTCATACTCCTAAGTGCGAAGCACTTGTTTGACGGCCTGGACCAGTTCCGGCTTGACGTTGTGATCGCCCTGGTATGTGCGTTGCTGCGGCAAGTCGTTGGCGTCAACGAGGTTATGCCGCTTCATGTGCTCGCGCCGGTCGGAGCGGGAATTGATGACTTCCCCGTTGACCGGGGAGCGGAACGGGGCCAAGTCCGGCGTCACATACGGCGCTGTAATGACCCGCTCGACCATCTGCCCGCAGTGCTCTGGCAATTCCTTGTAGCGGGCGACAGGCAGATAGACATCCTGCGCATGTCCGCAGACTGCGCATTTGGTTGCGTAAATTGGCATGATTTCCTAGAGCTGGAGAAGAGCAATCAAGTCTTCTTCCTCTTCGTCTTCGCGGCGTCGCTGCTCCGCTTCCCATGCAGCCATCAGCGCCTTGACCTCTGACAGGTCAAGCTGCTGGGGCTCGATGCGCTTGGCCTGAACAATCGGCTTGACCGGCGCAGGCAGTTCTTCCTTGACCGGCTGCGGCGCTTCCTTAAGTCCGCGCCATGCTGCGCGCACATCCGCGGCGATCTCGTCGCGCACATGCCGCTTGCGCCAGGCTTTCTCGTCCCAACCGCGCCATTTCGTGTTGCCGCCGCGGGAAACGCCGTCTGCCGTGTCGGTCTTGCCGAAGGTCGGCACGCCGACTGCGGTAGTCGCCTGAACGCCCTGCGGATAGGCGTTGCCATCCATCGGGCCGCTGGCAACCACGTTGCTGACTGCGGATGCTGCTGCCACACCGGACGGCGTTGCGGTCGCGCTGCCTGCTACAGTTGGCGAGCCGACAGCCGAGGCCGAAGCGACGCCAGCAGGCACGGCAGATGCGCCGCCAGTCGCCACAGGCGAGCCGACAGCAGACGCGGCCGATACGCCAGCAGGCGATGCGGTTGCGTTCGTTCCCGCCGATGCGCTCGGGCTTCCTACTGCCGATGTTGCCGATACGCCGGATGGCGTTGTGTTGGCGTCGCCCGTTGCAGCAGGGCTGCCGACAGCGGACGCAGAGAACACGCCCGATGGCGTTGCTGTTGCGGCGCCTGTTGCAATGACGCTGCCGATTGCGGATGCTGCAGATACGCCGGCAGGCGTTGCAGTGCCATTCGTGCCGCTGTTATTTACCGCCAGCCAGAGACGGCGGCGCGGGGCTTGGAACAGTTGCCACGGGTTGGCAGTAAGTGACTTGACTTCGGCTTGCGTCAGTTCCCGATTGAATATCGCAAATTGATACAGTGCCGAATTCGCCGGGGAAAAGCCGCCTGTCCCGTATTCGAGCAGCGAAACGGGGTTAGCCGCAATGAAACCATTCGGCGCGAAGGTCGCCGTACTTGCGACGCCATCGACATAAATCGTTCCAACGTTGGACAAATTGACGTTGAAGATAACGACTTGGTCGCGCCCAAGCGCCGCCGTCGTGTTCGCGCTATTGCCGCCGCCGTTGTAACTCCATTGTCCGCCGCTAATACCGAGCCACGCACCGACGTTATTTACGAAAACTTCCGTTCCGCTCGTCGCATTGACACGTGCAACGAGAACGACCGCGCCCGGCGCGTAATTCGACCCGCCATTGACCGTGCCAGGATATTGCGGAAGGGTCGCGTAATAGCGCTTCGACGCGCCGTTTGTCAGCGCACCGCGACCGTTTTTACCGTAGGAAAATGGGAACGGCGAATCGGGCGTCCAAATCGCGCCACTGGCCGCATCGACAATTGCGCCGCTACTACCCGGACCGGGGCTGAAAAGGCCGTACAGCCCGCGAGTGATCGGATTCGACCAATCTACCGGGACGGCTTGTTGCGGCTGCTGCGTCAGCGGGCCGCGCTGAAGCACGAGCGCGCCGCTCATTACACCACCGTCGCGCTGATTTCAGTGGTTCGCATAGAGCCAGCGGAGAATGCCACGCCGCAGTCATTCTTCACCACAAACCGTACATAAGGTGGAAGCGAACCGCCATACGCTGCGCTCACGCCGAATGCCTTAACTTGCGCACCGGATGCCGTCTTGAGCGGCAAAGCTCCGATGAACGTCAGATCACCTTCATCCGTCGTGGTCGTGCCGCTACCAGGGCCGGATTGCCAGGTCGTACCGTCGAGCGAGCCTTGCGCGAACAGCACTGCCTGCTGATTGCCCGTGGTCGTGCCGTTCGGCGTAACGTTCAGTTCCGCAAACAGATCCAGCGGTTGATTCGTCGTGCAGTTATAGGTTGCCGAGGTAACGTATGTGCCGGAAGCCAGCGTGGAAAGCCCGGTGACGGTAAGCGCGGTTGCGGTGCCAACGACTTGTTTTACTGTTGCCATTGATTACACTCCCGCCGCGTAAATATCTTCCACCGTCACAGCCGGCACGCCGATAACCTGCGCGCGTGATGCCGGCTGCTCTGCCATCGCCTTCAGTTCTGCAGCCTGCGCTCCAGTGATGACCGCTGCTGCACTGAGCGAATCCAGCATCGACTGCGTTGCTGGGTTTCCCACATCTAGGCCGCTGTCCTGGCCCAGGAATTTCATCGCCCACTTGACTGCGCTCATCGGGCAAGCGTCCAGCGCATCCAGCACAGCCGCGCCATCTGTCAATTCCGCCAGGATCGTGCGCGCTGTTACATAGCGCGACTGCATCTTCTTCTGCGTCTGTGCGTTCATCAGATCGCAGACGGCGCCGAGCTGTCCCGATGAAAGCAGCGGCGCATAGCCGAGCGCAGCCGGGTCAGTGGCAAGCTCGTTCTTCAGCGCGGAGAGTTCAGATGCGTTCATTTGAGAGGGTCAATCCGGTTGTGTATGCAGTGGTCCGGCCAGAACACGTTCAGCAGCCGGCAGACAGCGAAGCAGAAGCGGCAGGGCGAGCCGGAGACGATCTCCTTTCCGCATGCGCTGGAAATTGGCTCAAGTGCGCCACCGCGCAGCACGTTGAGCAGCACATCGAGTGCCACCCATATACGGCGCAGGTAAGCCATCACAGGATGCGGATCAGGCCGTTGGTCGCGTCAGCGGTCGGCCAGGTGATCTGAAACGTGCCGTTCGTGCTGGTGATGTCGCTTGCGCCGAAGCTGACAGCAGCAACTGCCTTGTTGGACTTGCTGCTGTTGTAGATCAGCGCGCCGCGGGCCGTGATCGTGGAGCTTGGCCAGTTCGTGTTTGCGAACGTGAGCACGGCAGTATCACCACTGAGCGACACGGTAAAACCCGAAAGGGTGTTGCCGCCCGCCGTGTAGCCCGTCCCGGTCACTTCCCCAGTCGAACTGTAAGCAGTCGTGGCAGTGCCGAGCGTCGCCGTGCTCGGGTAAAGCGCGACTTTGTACGTGTCTGCGGAACTGTGAATGCCCTGCAGGATTTCTTGCTTGTAGCTGTCGCAAAGTGCGGCGGTGATTGCCATTATTGGACTCCGATGATTCGATTGTTTGCGTCACGGATGATCGGGCGACCATCCAGCGAGACTGCCCTGCCCGATGCGTCGCGCTCGACTGTTCTCGGCTTGCTGATGTGCTGCATGAGCTGCTGTACCTGCTCCTGCAATGCCGCGATGGTGTTCTGCGCGTCATCCTGAGCCGGCTTCTGCTCTGCTGCCTCTCCGCCGCCGAGATCATCGGAAACGGTGTCAGCCGCAGCGCTTTCTGCTGCGATGAGCGCGTTGTCTGTCGAGGTCTTGGCGGTGATCTGCGCAACCTCAACCTTCGTTGCGGCGTCGAGCTGCGCTTTCCAGCGCTGAAACTCCATCTCGCGCTGATGCCGCTGGTCGTCCAGTTGCGCCTGCACGATTGCCAGCCGCTCCTGCGATTGTAGCTTGGCCTGCTCTGCCTGCGCGTCAGCCTGAGCGCGAGCTTGGTCGGCCTGCGCCTGCACTTGCATCTTCATCTGCTCGGCTTGCTGCTGCGCCTGCATCTGCTGCGCCTGCGCTTGCTGGTTCGCCTGGATCTCGGCCATCTTGGTCGGGTCAGGCTGCGGCGGCGCAGGCGGCTTCTGCGCGTTCTCGCTCATCTTCTCGACAAGCTCCTCCAGCATGCTCTCGACGTTCTTGCCGACACGATACGAACGCACGGTAAACAGCAGGATTTCTCCAAGCGTCGGCTGCAGTGCAGGCGGTGCTGCACTCATCTTCTCGATGTAGCCGCCGACCACGTTCATCAACTCGGTGCGCTCCTGCTTCTGCTGCTGCTCATCGCCGGCAATGGTCGAATCGGTTTCGATGTCGATGCGGAAGCCGCGCGCACAGTTGTCCTGCAGAAGCTGATAGACCTCTTCCCAGGACGGCTCGGCCATCAGCTTCAGGTTGTCCGGCGACAGCATCTGTTGGACTTGCGGCGGCATCGGCGCAGGCGGCATGCCAGGTTGCTGCGGTTGCTGTGCCTGCTGTGCCATTGCCTGTGCCTGCTGAATCTGCGCCTTTTCGGCAGCCATCAGCAGCTTGACGCCGGACATATCCCGGATCGTCTCCATCGAGAAGTGCGAGGCGATGATCTGCCCCATGATCTCGATGATGTTGCGGGCGAAGCGCTGGATCTCGCGCTGCTTCTCGTCCAGACGCATCGTGACGAAGCGCGTCTTGATGTTCTGCGCGGTGGCAGTCTCGTTCGGGTTCGTCTGGCCGCGGAGAATGTCCGACATGCCGGTGATTTCGTACAAGTCCTGCTTGACCTTCTCGCGGGCCTCGTACAGATGCAGCAGCGTCTGCGCGATCTCTTGGACCGGCAGCAGCTCCATGACGCCTTTTAGGCCGCCCTTCTCTGCGTGGACAGCCCACTGATCGACCGGGATCAGCTCATTCTCGACGCCTTCAGCGAGCAGGCGCTGCAATCCCTGTGCGGACGCATCCGACACGCCGACAACCTTGATCGCCTTCACAATTGAGGCGATGCGGCCAGTCAGTTCGTCCATCTCCGCAGCCTGGTCCTGATACTGCGCATAGTCAGGAACCGGGATCAGCGAATCATTGCCGAGCGTCGCATGGATCGGCTTCGGGCAGGGGAAGAAGTGGTCGAGCTTCAGCGGGTCATCGCGCACATCCAGCGCGGTCGGGTGCATCTTCGACAGCCAGATCGCCTGCTTGCTTTCCTTGTCCCACAACTCGTAGACGGTCGCTTTCTTCAGCGATTCATCGATTTTCTGATCGTTCAGGCCCTTCGGCGTGAAATCCAGCGGGACTTCGTTGCCGATTTCATCGCCAAAGCGCTCGACGAGCTGCGCACGGGTGAGATAGACCTTGCGCCATACGCAAGTCACCTCTTCCCAGGTGCGCGCCACGTTGTGGCCGAAGTCCTGCCAGTGAACGTAATCCGGCACAGCCTCTTCGTAGACGACTTCCTGCAGTCGCTCAGCATCCTCGTCCGTCTCAGCGTCGTCGGTCAGTTGCACCGATTCGCCATGCTCGCTGCCTTCCAGCCCTTCAGACACATCGCGCAGATGCGGCACATAGCGCACCCAGGCGGTGCCGCGGCCGGTCAGCAGGTAATCCAGCACGCCCTGGCGCATCACGCTGCCGTAAGCGTAGGTATTCACGCTGTAGGACAGGCAGCGCTCCAGCACATCGGCAGCAACGCGGCCCACCTTGTCGGCATCCTTAAAGCGGCGCTCGACTTCAGGCTTCGGCGTCTGCGCGTACAGTGCAGGCTTCAGCGTCTCGACGTTGCTCCACAGGATGTTGAAGCGCGATTTGCTGTTTTCAGCCGTGTTGCGCTCGTCCTTGTAGCGCTTGATGATGTTCTTCGCGCGCTTTTCCCAGGATTCCGCCTCGCGCTCGTAGGCTTGGATCACCGGAACCCATTTCGCCGTCACTTCGTCCTGCGTTTGCTCGATGATGGGTTCCATGTGTCCTATATCCTGTTGCGCGGCGCCGGCCCCTTATGCGTAGGCCAGAACACCTCGTTTGCCGTCATGTCATGCAGGAAGCGCGGCGGCTCCTTGTCTCGCAGTAGCTCGGGCTGTTTCCACACCTGGCCAATGATCTCGAACGCGTCTGCCGCGTGTGAGGTCCAGTCATGTTTGGGCTTGCTGCGGAATATCTTCGCGTCGTCGTCCCACTGGAATTGATACTGCTTGAGCGCCTCGTAGCCCTGCTCTGCCGCCTTAGCGAACCAGGAGCGCTTGAGCGTCAGGCGCGCAGCCTCGATGCCGTTCTGCTGGCTTGTGGCGGGGATGACGTACATCTTCACGCCCTGCTCGTATGCCTGCTGCACGATCGAGCGCCCGCCAGCAGCCAGCAGCTTGTTCGCGGCATCGTGCGGAACGAAGTGCTTGGCGTATTGGTACGGCTTGTTTTTGATGACGCTGCAGTAATGGGCGATGTCTTCGCCGCTGGCCTCGTAGTAGTCGATGAGCCGAACTTCGCCAATCGCCACCTGAAAGAACCAAATTGCAGTCGCGTCATCGAAGCCCAAATCCCATGCGGTGAACACGGGCAGGTTCGGATCGTAGTCAATCGAACCAATCCGCCCTTCGGCGTCAGCGTCCGACATCCATTTGCCGTACACGGCGCCAGGAATCGCCGCCTCAAAGTCGCACTCGAACTCCTGGCGGTACTGGTCTTCCGTCATCATCGTGCGAGCGTCGCGCAGTTCGGCCGCCTCAAGCAGGCCAGACTCGGATGCGCGCAGCGTCAGCGAGAACCACTCCTCGCTGTCCCGGCTGAGCTTGAAGATGTCGTAGAAGCTGTTATGCCCCTTCGGCGTGCCGATGAATACCGCCCATCCCTTGCGGTCAGCCAGCATCGGGCGAACAATCTCGCCCCACACCCGCGGCCGCATGTCGGCGTACTCGTCCAGAATCACGCCATCGAGGTACAGACCCCGCAGCGCCTGGTCGTTGTCAGCGCCGAACAGCCGGATGCGAGCGCCGTTGTGCAGTTCGATTTGCAGTTCGCTCTCGTTGATCTTCGGCTGCAGCGACGCGGAATAGCGCTTCAGGTAGTCCCAGGCGATGTTTTTGCTCTGGTTGTAGTACGGCGCGATGTAGGCATAGCGAGCGTTCTGCTTGCTCGTCGCTAGTGCGCGCGTCAGCAACTCATTGATGCAGGCGACCGTCTTGCCGGCTCGGCGGTGCGCTACCAGGCATGCCCATCGCTTGCTTCGCGTGTGGAACGGCATGAACGCGTCGCGCGGCTCGTACATCTCAGCCATCGAGCGGGCCTCGCGGCAGCGGCCAATTGACCGTCATGCTGCCTTCTACCTTTGCATCCACTTGCTGCAGCGGCTTGCCATGTGCGCGCTCAATGATCGCCAGCGCGGCAGTGATGCGGTTGCGCTCGTTCTCGCCGCCGACCATGATCGACTCAAGGATCGCCAGAGCTTCCGGAGCCTTCGCCTTGCATGCCGAGATCAGGTCAATCTCTTCCTCGGTGCGCTTTGGGCGCCCGCCGGGATTGCCTGATACGCCAGGTTTGAAGGCTGTTTTCGGGGCTTTTCGTTCTGTTTTTTGTCTGTTCTCAGACATGTTGCACCTTTCGACCTTGATCGATGAAGGTAGGAATAAAAAAGCCCGCTACGTGAGCGGGCGAAGACCTGAAGGGATCAGGTGGAGGAGACACGGGAATTGGTGAGCCGGCCGCGCTTAACTGCCAAAGTCGCAACACTGAAGCAGGGCCACCGGCTCGCCAATTCACGCGCAAACGAAAAAGGCCCGACATCCATCAGGACATCGAGCCTTTTAAGTGATAGTGGCCGGCGCTGATCTCCGGCTTGACTAAAGGGATTCAGCTTAACGTGGCATCACGGCACGTCACCCATGACACTGCCCAGAAAGGCGCCTATCCCTGCGCCTCGGCACGGCGCATTCACTATCAAGTCAGCCCGCAACTCTCTTTGTGGGCGCCGCCGCGGTTCGACATCGCTGCAGGCTGGCTTCATAGTGCGTAAACGAGAAAACCCGACTGTCGCCGGGTTTTTTGTTAGGCGCAATTATGACATCTAACGCCCATATCCTAATCCAGAACAAATATCCGCGCAACAACTATTTGAAGAATCGGCGCGTATCGACATGCCGCTTCATCTTCGGCGTCAGCGCCTCTTCTGCCTGCGCGAGCGCATCGCTCAGTGAGACATTGGGAAAGTTCCACACGGTGCTGATGCCATGCGCTTTCCGAATAGCCCACCATTGATGGCGTTTTAAGTCGTTTATCATTGCATCTATGGCGGTCCCGGCTGCCATAAATTCCTTCGTGTCCTGCGGATGGCCCTCTGCGAGAGAGTGCTGATGATCCGCCAGGCGCATCCATGCCGCCCACAGCGACAGAAGCTGCTCGTAGGGCGACTGGCTGTGAAACGTCTCGACTATCTTCTGTGCCTGCATCACTTTCCCCCTGGATGGCGTCTTTTCGCTCTCGAATTTGATGTGTAGTGCCGGATCGCCGTACATGCGCCGCGGTAGCGCCCGGCTGCGTTCCTTGTCGGCGCCTGCGAGCAGAATGCGGATGCGCTCCCATCCGTCCAGCGTGTCAGAATCGGCTTTTGTGGACATGCAGCTCCTTGGTTCGCTCCAGCGCGCGGCGCATTTCCGGCGAAATCTGCAGCGATCGCATCGGCGGCAGTTCTGCGGCGGCGGCGGTTGCCGGCTTCATCCACATGAATATCCCGTCCACCTTGATCGGCTGCAGCAGCCCATCGCGCGTCAGGCGCTGCATCAGTACGCGAATTGCCGAGGTGCCGACTTTGAACTGCATGCCGACTTGGCTTGGCGCGTAGGGTTTG